ATTTACTAAATATTCATAATTGTGCAGTGGGTATTTACCTCTCATAAATTCAACAAACCCTAAACTGTGCTTACGACGAATCACTAGATATTGTAATTGGTCGGCTTGTTTTCTAAATATAATAATACCAATACTTGTAATTGGATGTTTGCATGTATGAAACACATGTCCGTTTTTTCCACAGTTATTACAGAAATTATTAAAGGATCTGTTTTGTGGTGTTTGTAAATTGGAATGTTGGTTATTCGAATTGGAATGTTGGTTATTCGAATTGGAATGTTGGTTATTCGAATTGTTCTGTTGATTATTGGAATGTTGGTATATACGCGTAATCTGTCCATTGGATGTATTATCTCCACTCGATGTATTATGCCCACTCGATGTATTATATAAGATAGTATTCATATTCGTTATATGTTATTTTGCGTATCTTTTTATATCGTTTCTATTTAATGACAGATAAATCACTTGACCCAACTGTATGGGGTCCTCATTTCTGGTTTTTTTTAATGACACTGGCAGTATCTTACCCATTAAAAGCAAATGATGTAACAAAAAAAAAATACTACGATGTAATAAATAATTTTCCATTATTCATTCCTCATCCAAAAATAGGCAATAATTTTAGTAATTTACTCGATAAATACCCAGTATCGCCTTATTTAGAAGGAAAAGATTCCTTTTTAAAGTGGGTACATTTTATTCACAATAAAATTAATATTGACATAGGAAAGGATGAGATTACTTATACAGAAGCACTTAATAACTACTACGAGTTGTATAAACCGAAAGAAATTATTTTACAAGAACAAATCAAATACAGAAAAAAACTACTATTTGTAGTAATATTAGTATCTATGATTGGATTTGGATATTATTTATATAAAAAATAATTCTCTCGTCAATATAAGAATCGGCTTTGAATATGAGAAACAAAAATACAAGAACGCGGAATTATAATAATAGGACTTCACATAATAACACGCGAAAAATAAATAGAAGTCCTGTCAAAAAAAAGACAAGAAGTCGATTGGGTGGCGAGGCATTGGGTTCGGGTGGATTCGGTTGTGTATTTAAACCCGCGTTAAAATGTAAAGGTAGTGTGAATCGCACAACAGGTATTAGTAAAATGTCTATTGAAAAATACAGCAAACAAGAGATGCTCGAGATAACTCGAATCAAAAATAAGCTACATAAAATAAAGAACTACGAACAATATTTTTTACTTAATGTTGATAGATGTAATCCAGACAAACTGACACCGGAAGACATGAAACATTTTAACAAGAAATGCTTTTCGTTAACAAAAGAAAACCTGAACGAAAATAATATTAACAAAAATTTAAATAAAGTTTCTATATTGAACATGCCTGATGGAGGTATTGATTTAAAGGATTGGTTAGTTCATGATGGTAAAATAACACGCGATAAAATGTTTTTATTAAATCATGCTATTATTCGGTTGTTAGAAAAAGGTGTAAGACCAATGAATGAAGCAGGTGTTATACACAATGACTTGAAAGATCGTAATATATTAATAGATAAACACGCAAATGCGAGAATTATAGATTGGGGACTTTCTGGAGTAGTCGTTAATAAGACTATCCCGGTGGAAATTCGCAATCGACCACTTCAGTTTAATACACCATTTTCATCAATGATATTATCTGATGATTTCAAACTGAACTATGACGCTTTCTTATCAAAAGTTAAAAATGGAGAGCTATTGTTTAATACTGCGAATATTAGGAATTATGTAGTAAATGAATATTTGATTAAATTGGCCAGATATTATGGATATTATGACGATAATGTTATTTTATTTAAAACCATATTTAATCCGGGAATCAGCGAAGAAACTTTTTTGTCTGAAGTGAAACGAGACAATTTAATCGAATATGGATATTACTTGTACTACTTATCAAATTACATTACTGATATACTTATGAAATATACGAACGATAAATTAGAATTCGAAGTGAACAAATATTTTATGGAATGTTACTTATTTAACAGTGACATATTTGGCCTGGTAACTGTCTATTATAATTATTTTGATTCAAATGTTAAATTTGTAGATTTCGATGATGAAACGCGGAAAATTTATTTAAACCGTGTTAGGTCTATGTTGGTTGAAAATATATATTCAAATGGTGATCGTAAAATAGATGTAACTAAATTAGTAAATTCATTACACGAGTTAAACAAAATAGTAAATTATGATAATACATTATCTATTTCTAGTGGTAAAGAAGCGCTTTATTCTATTTTTGCATCGAATGATATATCATCCTATAGTCGTTCTAGATTCTCGGATACCTTAACAAAAAAAAATGGTTTAATAGATACATCAAAGTCCAAGTCAAAGTCTAAGTCTAAGTCTAAGTCCAGGTCAAAGTCCAAGTCTATATCAAAGTCCAAGTCTAAGTCCAAGTCCAAGTCAAAATCCAGATCAAAATCCAGATCAAAGTCAAAATAACCTTGCAATATGATTATATTATAACTATAATATTTGTAAAAAATAACCTTTATAAATATTATATGAAATTGGAATTATTAATTTTAGCAATTACCGGATTTTTAATCGTAAATACATATCATGATGGAAATTATGTGAAAATATTACAGTCATGGCAGAAATATTTTAAAATTGCCGGGTTTGCATTTGCTGGATTAAGTGCCTATCTATTCTTGAAAAAAAACCCGAATGAGTCGCATTCACTTGTTCAACAAGCAGTAAATATTGTGAAATGTATTCCTAGTGCACAGTCATCACTTGATGTATTGTCACCCTTTATGGATTTCTCTAATCAAACATCATTTATGAATGGAGGTGGCAATGGAGGAGGTGGAAACGATTCATTTTACACACAACAACAATCACCACATCAACAACAACAAATTAATCGTATTATGGAATCTGGTAAAAAAAGTACCAAACGTTGTGTTAGCGAAACTAAGAAAAAATTCGTCGCATCACAGCAGGGTTGGATATGTGGACATTGTAAAAAACAATTACCCGCTTGGTTTGAAGTAGATCACAAAATTCGATTAGAAAATGGTGGTTCTAATCATGTAGATAATTTAGTAGCATTATGTAGAGATTGTCATGGTAGAAAAACTGCTATGGAAAATCTTTAGACCATTATACCAATCATATAGAGATTTATTTCTAATGAGTTATTAATGGATAGTTCTTCGATGAGTATACCTCCACAGAATAATACTACTACACAAGATAAAATTACAGACAAGATAAAATCAACTAGTATGGAAACATGGTATAAAATTGGCCTAGTGATTTATTGTATCTGTATTATTATATTATTTACTCGAAATCCATATGACATTATTACAGGAGATAATAAAGGATTGGGTATATTTATGTCATTATTTGGTGGGTTCTTACTACTAATGATGTATTTATTTTATGCGGATAAAAAATTAACAACTGAAAATGTTAAACAATTATCAGCATTGAGTTATTTCGGTAAAATACTGTCTTTTATTGGATTAATCGGACTTGTTGGTGGAATAGTCTATTTACTTGTAAAAATTGCTTATTATTTTAGTAACGCTAGTTACGCAATGACCTATATTTTGAATTGGTTAATTGTTATTGGATTATTTACTATGATAACCAAATATCTTAAATTAGACCAAATACCTGGGGGGAAATCATCACCATCGTGGACCCGCTTTTTAATACAAATTATTACTTATATACCCTGCTTAGTTCTTAGTTTTGTCGATTATATTAAATATCAATATGAAATCACTACAAAACCAATCATCATTGTATTGGTAGCAGAACTAGTATTCATCGCGCTATATTTCGTTTTACCATTTGTTATGCAATATATAGTCACTCATAATGCAGTTCAATTAATAAAAGATCCAATTAATACTAATTTTGAAAAATCACTTGGTTCATTTGGTTCAGTTAATTTCGTAAAAGACAAATTTCAATACCATTATGCTATTTCTGGATGGTTTTACATTAATTCTTTCCCACCTGAGACAAATCCTAACTACGATGAGTATACTACTTTATTAAATGTCGGTGGAAAACCAAACATAACCTATAATGTATCGAAAAATAAACTGAAAATAAAAATGAAAACCCAAGGACATGTTGAGCGCGTTTTGTTCGAGACAGATGATTTTAAAATGCAAAAATGGAATAATATCGTTGTTAATTACGATGGTAACACATTAGATATTTTTATTAATAATGTTCTCGTATCTACCACAGAAGGTGTAATCCCTTATAATTCCAATACAATGATAACATCTGGCACAACCCGCGGTATATCTGGTGGTATTTGTAATGTAATGTATTTCAATGATAGTATCTCGCGTGCTAAAATAAACTGGTTGTATGATTCGGTTAAATATTTAAATCCTCCTGTTATTTAGAAAAGAAAAATTCTGTTACTATAATATATATTATGTCTGTGATGAATATTGCAATCGGTGTCGTTGTTGTCATATTAGTTATAATTATAATTAGATACTTTTGGGGAAGCTCTAATAAATTATCTGGGTTACAGGATGCTAAGACTGTGACTAAAATCCCCGCAAACACATTAAGTGTCAGTAATTCAGTAAATTATGCTTACTCTGCCTGGTTTTATGTTGACGATTGGAGTTATCGTTATGGCGAGCCAAAAATCATTTTAGGAAGACTTGACAGTGATTTAGAACCATCACCGTCTATTGTTCTAGGAGCCATTGAAAATAATCTTAAAATTCAAACAACAGTCTACTCTTCTGTTGGTGCTACAGAAGGTTCTACTCATACTTGTAATGTTGATAATGTTCCTATTCAAAAATGGGTAAATGTTATTATCAGTCTAAGAGGTCGCACACTTGATGTCTATATTGATGGTAAATTGGTCCGTACATGCGTTTTACCAGGTGTTGCAAAGATTGCTAATAACGCACCTGTATATATTACACCATTGGGTGGATTCTCTGGATTTACATCCAATGTTCAGTATTATGGTGACTCATTAAACCCACAAGAGGCTTACAATATTTATAGAAGTGGTTATGGTGGTTCTAGTTTTGATTTTCCTTATAGTATTAAATTGGAGTTGGTAAAGGATGGTCAAGAACAAGGCAGTGTTTCCATTTAATTTATAAGCAAATAATTACAACAAATTAATTACATATCTAAATTTCTTATGTATAATATATAGATATGTCTGAATTTGGAACAATTTCTTCCGGAGCTGGAGCATTTGATAATTTTAAAAATGGTAGAGTGGTCGACGGGACGCGTGAGTTTTTGGAATCCAATAGTTTAGTAGCAAAAGCCGCCTTTTTATTATTGGTTCTTATCGTCTTTGTATTAGCCGTTCGTATTTCAGCACAGTTTTTATCATGGTTATTCCAATATAATAAATCACCCTATTTGATTGATGGTATGGTCGATGGTAAAACTATGCAAGTTATTCCCCAAGATCCAAATTTAAAGAATGCCGTTACTTTAGTACGTTCTGATAACCAACAGGATGGTATTGAATTTACTTACTCAACCTGGATAATCATTGACGATTTGGTTTATCAAGATGGCCAATATCGTCATATTTTCCACAAGGGAAATGATAATATTAATTACACATCCGAACCCATTGGTATGAATCAACCAAACAATGCACCTGGACTATATATTGCTCCCAATACCAACGCATTAGTCGTCGTGATGAATACTTTTGATAACATTCAAGAAAAGCTGACCATTGATGATATTCCACTTAACAAGTGGATGTGTGTACAAATCCGTGTGTCAAATCATCAACTTGATGTATTTATTAATGGCAAATTGGCCAAACGCCTTATTATGAAAGGAGTCCCTAGACAAAACTATGGAAATGTATATGTTGCTATGAATGGTGGATTTTCTGGAAACATTTCTGACTTGAGATATTTCAATTCAGCTTTAGGAACTGCTGAAATTCAAAGCATTGTCGACAGTGGACCCAATTTAACATTGGTCGGATCAGAGGTTACTGGCAATCAGCCTAAATATTTATCCTTGAGATGGTTTTTCATGGGTGAAAAAGATGGATATAATCCATAAACAATACTACTAATTAGGTCAATATAATAACAATTTAATCAATTATTATTATATACAAAATAATGTCATTTTCTTATTTTGATGGACTAATTACATCAAGTACTTTTATTAGTAAAATTTATTATGATGCCGCCAGCAATATTGTATCGGGTATTTTAGATACGAATAATACTATTACAATAAATCCTTTGGATTATTGTACGAATAACGATTCTGATTTTACTATAAATGCTATGGTTATTGGTGGTGGAGGTGGTGGAGGTGGGAAGGGTGTCTTCTTGTCGCTTGGAGGGTATGGTTTTAATACTGCTGGTAGTGGTGGTGGTGGTGGAGCTAATGTATTGATATCTTTTCCAAATAATTTATTAACAAATAATATATTTGAAGCAGTCATTGGAGAAGGTGGAATTTGTAACAGCAGTGGCTTCGGAAATGCTGGTGGTCAAACCAAATTAAAATTATCTACAGGTTCATCTATTATTGAGTGTAATGGTGGTGCTGGTGGACTTATAAGAGTACCAAAATGGGAGGCACCATCATCTGGTGGTGGACTACCTGAAGGTGGTGCTGGTGGTACTGTGTCATTTACACTACCTGGTGTAACTACTATTAATGGAGGTTCAGGTGGTAAAGGAGGTACGGGAAATAATGGGTGGGTTATTGATGATCCAACTCCCACATTCCCATTAGACTATTATAAAGGATTTTCTAGTCAATTTGGTCTCGATACCTCTTCAAATCCTATTTCTATACCCTTAATAGATATTTCTGATAATTTGAATGCTCAATATGGTGGATGTGGTGGGGGAGGGGGGGGACCGTGGGCGGACGCTGCTACGGCTACAGCATATACAGTAGCAGACGGTGGATTAGGTGGCGGGCAAAATATTACTGCTTCTGATGGAACATATTACGACTTCAGTTACACTGCTATAGGATTGAAGAACGGATCATACAACGGTGTAAGTCCACAACTTGGTTCTGCACCTTCTGTTGTATATGGTGGTGGTGGTGGTGGTTATAGTGGTTGTGGTGACCACGAACAGTTGGGAGCTGATGGAATGTCAGGTGCTGTATACTTCTGGTTTGAACCTCCACCACCTCCACCACCTTTAACAACTGGTTGTGAATGGAATCCTTGTCTTAAGACAGAAACACGATTGTGGTCAAGAGACAATGGTTCATGTATTGATATATCAGGTGTTAAAATAGATGGTAAACAAATCACCTACCAAGATTTGGACGAAAAACGAAAGGCTACTATTCTACAATATAAAGGAAATCAGGCCGGATTTTCTAAAAAACAAATGTTTTCAAGATTATCCAGAGGTATTGGTCGCCAACGCGGGCAAACATTTGCCACGCAGAGTGATACCTATACAAATTCAAACACACGAAATTTAAATCATAGTAATAACGATGCAAGTAATAATGTCCTTGTTTGTTCTAATCCTAGAAGAAATTGGGGACTTACGAATCAAAGCAATGTTCCTGGACCAATACGTAAAATAAAAAATGTACCTGGTATGCCCTTGTACAATTATAAAACGCGAAGAACATATATAGCAGGAGGTACAAAATGGCCTCAATATGGTGGAGGGAAATCACAACAGGCTGGTTCAGATTCAAATGTTATTATTGCACCACCTACCACTGTAATAGACAATACTAATGTAAATATCAAAGCAATTGATGGATATATAGCTGGAGCCAATGTTAAAATTTTTACAGTGAATGATATTTTAATAGAAGAAACGAAAACAAACGACTATGGTAGTATTATATTGAATACTTTAAAATCGTCATTACCGGTACATATAAAAATTACCGTCACTGGTGGCATTGATATTTCAACGGACCGACCATTTACAGGAACATTAACAACTATTTGTAATGTGAATACTTTTGAGATAGTCAATAATACTGCAAATATTCATGTTAATATGTTAACTACACTATCATCAAAAATACTTTTACAAAGTATTGGCCAAAATAATGGCCAAAATAATAGCCAAGAAATAACGAATGAAACTATTAATGGAGCCCATAAAAAAATAGCAAATGCCTTGAATATTTCGATTGAAAAAATTAATTACGATTTCATTCACTTATATGATGTAGCTATTGCCAAAACGAATCATAAAATTGTATCATTGACTGATATATTATCTAGTAATTTGACCTCCGCGTCTGATAATATATCTATTAGCCGAGACCATATATTAACATCTTTGGCCAATATTATTAATCAGTTAGAAAACGAAACATCATTTGTTGACTTAACAGATAAACAACATGTTATTCAGGTTATAGAAGATATTGAAAAAAATGTATTAACATCAGGCAACACAATACACACGGAAAAAAAGTCAAATATTGCTACTTTTGTACAAAATATAAATACTGAGATACATAATATTGAAGAGAATACTCAATCAAATTCGGATGCATTTAATAGTATCAAGAAAACAATACAACTTGTTGAAAGTTCTAGGCAAATATTTGAAACAGATGGCAATTTAATAAATCACGATACATCTAATGAAAGTCTTCAATCACTTTCTAGCAATACAATTCAAACATCTAGTACTATTCAAACTTATATAATTCATTTAACTCATATTGAGCCTGAAACTGAGCCAGAACCAGAACCTGAACCAGAACCAGAACCAGAACCAGAACCTGAACCAGAGCCTGCATTGGAACCAGAACCTGCATTGGAACCAGAACCTGCATTGGAACCAGAACCTGCATTGGAACCTGAACCAGAGCCTGAACCAGAGCCAGAACCAGAACCAGAACCAGAACCAGAACCAGAGCCAGAGCCAGAACCAGAGCCTGAACCAGAACCAGAACCAGAGCCAGAGCCAGAGCCTGAACCGGAACCTGCACCTGAAATTGATGATTACCCATCTTCCACTGAAAATGCTACAGAATTAAATATTACCGATGATTTATTGGTGATAGAAAATAGATTAACAAAAGGAAATGATGACTATGATCATATAAAGATAAAAATTCCATCTGGTTCTGAAATATCAGAATTAACAGTCATTGTATTTGATAAGGTGGTTAATGAAGGAACAATTTCTTATGAAATTCAACAAAATCAAAATGTCGATCAAAATGAAAATCAAAACCTCATTATAAATGGCTCATTTAACAGTATTGAAAGTGAATTATTACAAGGCAATAAATTATATGGTCATTTGACTGAACCATTCGGAACATGGTATTCTATTTTATTATACATTGATTCAAATATTAGTGTAAATACCCAAGTATTTTATAAAATAACAGGTACTGTAACCATTAGTCCACCTGAACCGGAACCGGAACCGGAACCGGAACCGGAACCAGAACCAGAACCAGAACCAGAACCAGAACCAGAACCAGAGCCTGAACCAGAGCCTGAACCGGCATTGGAACCTGAACCTGAACCCCAGCCTGAACCAGCCATTGATTATAGTGCTGATCAAGAATTAATATCCACGAATGGTAGATTTAAAATAAATGTATCCAATAAAAGTTCTAGTTATGTTCTCGATGCCAACGATATCACAACTATTGAATCCGCCATGAACAAATGGGACTCTCTTATATCATACCCAACAGTGTATAACACGTCTACTATAACAGATAATAATCATCAAATCGGTATCAGTTTTGAAATAGTAGATACTTTAGTTACGAATATATTAGGTAGTGGATGGATGAATAGCATCTCGTTTATAAATTCTTATCCCACCGGATATCCAATACATTTTGGTACATTTATAACGAATCGTGGATCTATGGAATTTAATTCATCAAGAATTCAAGGGATGAAAGATAACATATTAGACGATGGCAATAGTGACTATTATTATTTAATATTACACGAATTGGGTCATGTATTAGGAATTGGAAGTATTTGGAGCTCTACTTTATTTGAAGATATTTCTAATTATACAAGTAGACCAATAACATCCTATAGTGATAATGGAACAACAAAATATTATTATACAGGCACAAATGCCTTGGCGAAATATCAGGATTATTATAATGTTATCGGTGGGTCAGAGACACTAATCGGAGTTCCATTAGAAGATGATGGTGGAACAGGAACAGCACTCATGCATTTGGAGGAAGGTCCTGGTAACAATTCTACAAATAATCGTCGTATTAATGGTGTATTTTATCCTGGATTAGATAACGAGCTTATGACTGGATGGACAGAACTTGACAATAGAACAACCACCCCGTTAAGTAAAATAACATTGGGACTATTAGAAGATATTGGTTATATTATTAACGATTACAATTTGGCAGATTTTTATGAACTTCCACCAATACCGACTCAATGTTTAGATCAAACACTATCAAATTCAGTACAGATGGCTAATCCATATACATTTAACAATATTTCTCATGGTGACAATGAATTTATAGGAGTGTATGATGGTTCCTATACTTTAACTGGTGTCACATCTGCTCACCCAATTGGATTCGTAATAAATGATACTACGAAATTTGAGGTTACAAGTGGTACACTCTATGGTACCAAAACAAGGGAAGGTGTTAGTACTAATTACTATACTTGTGCTGATGAAGATATTGTGTTTACTGTAAAAGGTGATTTCGGAACAATTAGTTATGATTGTTATGTACATGGATACATGGGTGGACAAAATCGTTTGAAATATTCAGACACATGTCCTGTATATGAGCGCGAATATGTAGTAGAATTTAAAACCGAATTTAAAACATCCAGTGAAATGGGAATTTTGTCATCGGGATTCCTTGATGGTGCTACAATTGTTCAAGTGAATAACCCTAATTTTATATTGGGCGCAACTACATACGAGTTTAGTACCTGGGATTTCAGTAATAATACAACACAAACAACTCAATATTATCAAATGTTACCAACAAATACATTAAATACTTATACCAATAGTGGTTTTAGTTTTACATTACCAGGAAGACTACAAGAAAGACCAGGTGTTGGAATTCTCCCAGTTACAGTAACAACCGGTGTTCCGATAACTGTAAACAACGGATTTCAAACAATATTCCAAGTGGGTGGAAACTGTACTTTAGCTAAGATTAAATCAATATCTGATATTAATGGAACTACAATTGAATTAAATAAGATTAAAATCAATGGTGTTTTTTTTAGTTAATTGACAATAAATGAAAAATAAATTAATAAAGCCCAATATTAATATGCAAGGAACATCATGGACCGGTGATATAAATACAGATAGTAATATAAATATATCAGATGCTCAATATATATTAAGCTGGATTGCATCAGGTGGTATAATTGGTAATGAAGTAACATATAGTGTAAATAATCAAAAATATCAAATAAATTCCCAACAAATAACAAAAATCGATTTTAATAACGATTTTCAAGTAACATCAAACGATGCTCAGTATATATTAAATTGGGTAGCTGCAGGTGGTTCTATTGAAGAAGGTCGTTATAGTGTTGTTTATTCTGTAAATGGACAAACGTATACTATGGAACCAAATAATAGTATTTCGTTACAAATACATAGTGGTTTAAATTTGTTTTATTTATCGTTTAGTGGAATTATTTCGGGCAATGGAGTACATAGTGTATTTCAATATGACAATAGTGATAATAAGTACAATACTATTGAATGGACTAATTCTTATGTTCATGCTAATAAAGGTTATTTCGTGGATATTAGCTCGACTAATATAATACCAGAACCAATATCATATTCGTTTAGTGGAGTTCTACCAGAAACATTTTCGATTGATGTAGAAGGTGGATGGAACATTATCGGATGGAATTCTGATTTAAGTGGTAATGGCACAATAACCGATCCAATTGGAGTTATTTTAGAAAATACAATTCATGAATACAATGTTGACTCAAAACATAGATTTGGACTAGTGACCTATATGTCTTCTATAAAACCCAATATTGGTTATTGGGTAAAATGTAATACTTCGGGTCAAATTAGTATTACTAAAAATACATGATAACACAATAATAACACCTGATAAACAAATATGTTTGTTATATGTGTCTAGATATAAATAATAAATATGTTCAATACAATAATATTTATTATTTTCATTTTTATAACATGTTATAAGCATTTATTCTCTTAAAGATGGATTTACACAAATTGCGTTAGATGGGAATATCTCTCCTGACATACATGTGTCCCATTCTTTTACTTCAATACAACTGCGAAAACCTCTGTCTTCTCCAATATAACAATATCCAGCTTTACCTGAACTTGAACGCTGAGTAGAACTCATTGCGTCGTCTGGCAATGGCTCTGCCTTTTCTTCAGCATCGGATAGTGCGCTCGACAAAGATGCTGATAATTCTTTGAAAGGAGATTGGCCTGATTGCTGTTGACCTGATTGTTGTTGACCTGATTGTTGTTCACGATATTTATTGGGATTTTCGATGTCCAACTGTCCTTGAATGACATCTATTCCACTTTCAATGGTTCCTGCTGCAACATCAATGCCTAATTTAGCACCTTCGGCTGTAAACATAGTCACATCTTTTGTGGATTCAGTAACCACATAACCTAGACTTTCTAATATGTTTTTGAAAAAAGGAGCAAAAAATTCCTTTGTATGTTGAAGAAAGTTACCTAAATAAGAAAATATATTTACTCCTAAAAATAGTAATATGGTGATGATTAGACCAATGCGAATGTAACTCAATTTTCCATTTGTAGTAAAATATCCATCACCAGATTCACTTGATGTTGATTTAGATAATGTGTTGGTTGGAATTGATTCTATGTCTACTGTGATACCAGATGGCATTCTAGTATTGGTTATGGTTTCACTTTCCATGTATATAAAAATGCTATAAAAAAATATGAGGTATAATATTATATTATCGAGTATTATAATATAAGATGGATTATATTGTACCCGCGTTCACAATGTTAGCATTAGATAGTGTTTATTTATCCAATATAGGTGGTCCTTTATTTGCGAAGATGGTGAAAGGAATTCAGAAGGACGAGATGAAGATTAATATATTTGGTGCAATCGGTTCCTACTTGTTGTTAATCTTAGTTCTATATAAATTCATCATCGTAGAGAGAAAATCACCAAGTGATGCCTTTTTATTAGGATTTTGTATTTATGGTGTATTTGACTTTACCAATATTGCCATATTTAAGAACTATAGCTTATTACCTGCATTACTAGATACTCTCTGGGGTGGTGTTTTGTTTTATATTGTTACCAAAATTACATATGGAACATTATATTATCTGAAAAAATAAGACTGTTCTAAAGAACATTATACAGTAAAGTAAATAGAAAATGATAATTTACATATTTATATCAATTATCATTTGAATGAGTTTTTATTTTATTTGCGCTTTGTTTGTTTCCGTTTTTTTGTTTTCTTCATTTGTGTTTTGTTTCTTCTTTTTCCTCTTGTTACTTTTGTTGTTTTCTTCATTTTTGTCATTTTTGTTTTTTTTGTGGATTTTCCACCAAGAAGTTCTTGGTCGCCTTTTTTTTTTCTCATTTTTTTAGCGTCGAGTATTTTTTGCATTGTTTCTTTTCTATAATTCTGTATTTCTTCTTTGGTTTTAGGTAATTTCTTAGTTTTAGGTTTGCTACCCAATTTAGGTGTAACTCGATAATCAATATCAGACTCGTAATCCATTGGCTGAGAATCTTCGATTTGTGGAAATAATTCTGAGTATAACTTACCTATTGTATTTTTAAAATTATCATTCGTAACAATATCATCTCCTTGCATGTCTAACACAATACTACAAGCACTATCAGATATAAATATATCATTTAAATCCAATGACCATAAAAACAATGATATCTCTGATAATTTTAAGGTAGGTTTTTGTTGTAACATACCTTTTTTGATTACATTATTTAACATATAAACAGCAAATGGTCTTTTTGGATTGTCGATTGGTATATAAAATATCACTTCCGTTAAGATATTATCACAATCTTGTAAGGTCAACAAATTATAATATTTATCATTTATCCATATATGAAAACCATAATGAGGGATAAAATCGGGATTTTCACCGTTGTTTGGATAAAATTGGTAGGTTTTATCAAAATTTGTAGTACATAAACCATATTCTTTATATAGGCCATTACTATTAATTAGGGAATTAATATACATTAAAAAATCTTTAATGTCGGACGCCTTTGCTTCACTTGGATTTGTCTTGTACATAACGTTTGCATTATCACGAAGCGCGCCGCGCATAGATTTAAATATAGATTGTGGTCTTTCTGTTGGGTCATTGTTTGTTCTTGCTTGTAATCTTGATACAAATGATGTAACTATGTCAAATTCTGCTTGACGGCTCGATTTAATTAATTTTCCATCTTCATCTACGGTCTCACCTACCATCATTCCACAGTAAGGTGCAGGAACACTACTAGTATAATGTATATTATTAAATAATGTAGAGATAGCATCATCATATAGAAGGTCGGATGGGAGTAACATATTCGGAATCTTGTTCCCAATAGTATAATCTTGATATTTTTTTTCCTTAAAAGTTCTAGTAAAAACTTGACCATCTTCATCATCTTCAAACAAACTTAATGGGTAATTTCCGTGTGCGTTTAATAATACCACAGCATTCGGTCGTGTTACATTTTTTCTTGTATATATTGGTTGAGATTGCTGAGGCAATATACATGCTACTGAGTCACTTATTGCATCAGCCAATCGTGTTAGAAAATTGCCAGACCCAGTCGTAGACATAATTATATTATAATGATATAATTATAAATCTCGATATTTTGTCGATAAATCAAATCAACTTCGAATGACCGTATTCATATTATTCATGGCTTCTAACTTCTCGAATGTTTTCTCTCTATTACTCTTTTCTACTCCTGCGAATAAATAGTCGGTAGCTGGTGACTTTTCATTTTTCTTAATCTCTTTGTAAATCATATCAATCTTTTTCGTAATATTATCAACTGTATTTTTATTTTCAATAATGTCTACACCTAAATTAACCGATTCTGTCAATAAAGAAATAGCAAAATACAACAAGTATTTCCGCTTTCGTTTAGTTCCACTCGAATATCGTATTGTAAACAGTTCAAATATACTACGAAGGATTTTCTTCGTAACTTCGCAATAATATTTTTTCATGTTGACCGAGTAAAATAAAATATCCCAAACAATCCAAATGGGTTCTTTTTGAAATTTTTCATCGACCTGAACAAATGTGCGCCGTTCGCATATACACATTTCTTTCTTTTTCTTACACAAGTTTTCAAATTCCAGTATCCATTCTACCCAATAGCATGCTTCTAACGAATTTTTAGAATCTCTAGAAACATGATAGGCTAATTCATTGACAGCAATAAAGAGCTCTTTCGGATCATCTTTTTTAAAAATATTACCGCCATATTCAATGGTAGGTGCCTTTAATCGCGTAGACATAGATGTCATATCAAACTCCTCTTGTTTTTTTATTTTGATACTCTCTATGGAATGTTTTTTCTTTGAAATACATAATATTGTAATCATTTCGGCAAATATTTTTCGTATAGTCTCATTGTTTCTCATGTTTATTTCAAATCCAACATATCCATTTTGGACGATTTGTTTAAATGTGTTGAAACGCATTTCCAAATAAATGGGTAATTTAGGATTACCTAAATGTATATGCTTGCCCATAAAATTCAATAGAATATCCCATAATTCAATATAACAACCACAACATATAAATTCAATACTCCAATGCAATGCTGGTTCTATTTTCCCTGTGGACAAACTATTTAGTAATTCTTTTTTGACATCGGTCCTTTTAAAGTTTGAAAATGTAACTCCTTTAAATTCCTTCTCGGACCTCATATCATTTATTTCATGGTCATTCATATAGAAATTTCTTATAAAAAAAATAGCATAAATATACATATAGTAGATGTATTTAACACAAATTTATACTAGATTAGAAAAATACTTGAAGAAAATGCCTATTTGGTTTAATATTTTACTCGTACTTGCCATTCTATTTGTCATTATCTCGATTTACAAAGAAAATCAACCATTGACTGAGGGATTTATCGACCAAAAAGAAAAATTTGTCGAGAAAACGGGACTAGATTTGTACGATGATTTTTATGTGAATATTTATGACCAATTATTTTACACTGAATTGGCGAATCAATATGAAGTCGGAAGCATTCAAAACATCACAAAACCCACATCTGAAAGCAATGTTTTAATTATTGGTAGTGGTACAGGTAAAACTGCCAATACATTTGATAAAGAGGGTATCAAGGTAACCGGACTAGACGAATCTTCTGCAATGGTGAAATATGCTAAAGAAAAATATCCCAAGTTGAATTTTATTGTGGGTGACCCATTAAAATCTATCACATTTCAATCATCTGAATACACCGATATTATTTGTTTGAATATGGAAATCTATAAATACAAGGATAAAACCGCTTTTATACAAAATGTATATAATTGGCTTCGTCCAGGTGGATATTTTACACTTCATTTAGTAGACAAGACTAGATTTGACCCAGTTATACCAGCTGGGAAACCATTTATATTGGTAAATCCCCAAAGTTTTGCAGAAAAAAGAATCACCACCTCGAGTGTTATTTTTAACAATTTTAAATACAAATCGGATTTCCAAGTATTTCCAAATGATGTGGTACAATTTAGAGAAATATTTAAAGATACTACTACTGGAACAAATAAAGCGAGAGAAAATATCCATAAAATGTGGATGCCATCTAAAGAATCCATAATCAATCAATGTAAGGAGGTTGGATTTATATCACATGCTCAAGTTGATTTAAGAACTGCTTATAAGGAATATCAGTATTTATACATTTTCCAAAAGCCCGAGTAAAAATAGAATATAATCAAATGTATTATTTGAATGATGTATTATTTGAATATATTTATGTACCAGACTATATATTTTATATTCATATTAGGTATGAATATAAAAAGTATTCAATATGTGATTAACTTAAAAAAAGACACTACATGCAAATTTATTCCTTCATAAAAAGCTTGACACACTCCCACAGTTTGGCGGATTCTTGAATATTGAAAGCTCCACGCTTTTGTGCTAAATGAAGAAAGGACACCATCACATTTAGTGCTGCATTTTCGTCGGCAATGTTAATTGAAGTCAAAGGAGGTGCTGGTGCTTGTGTCGGAACTGAAGCTTGCTCTTGAACTGGTTGAGCTTTTTCTACAGTTTCCATTGAAATTTGATTGGCTGATTCCATTATGATAATATGGAATAAAAATAACTATATTGTTAAACGAATTGTAAAACCGTTAATCCTCAATTATCTAACATATTTTCCGGCTCTAGCAAATGAATCAACTATGAATATAATGAATATTCCTAAAAAGGAGTATAATATTAATTCTTCCATAACATTATCGGTTTTTTCTTCTTGTTGTTCTTCTAATAAATAGATAATTTGATTCAACTTGCTTAATAGTTCATCTTTATTTGCACCGGATGGAGTTCTATCATCTGAACCTTGATTATAATAGGGGACATATTGTTGATAATATTGCTTAGCATATTCACTTGGTAGTTGTGTGAATGCTTCTTGACTTTGGTGAGAATTCTGACTAGAGTGTTGTCTTTGTGGTGGAGGATGTTGTAATTGTTGAGATTGTTCATATTGTGATTCAATACGATCATTCATATCATGATCCATATTATCATCATCTACATGTTGACGGTTATTCATAAGGTCCATATGTTCCATACTCCCTGATTTAGGTGGTGCTAGTGGTTGATAATTATTCATATCTGTTTCATCCTCGTCATCTCCATCTCCTTCTCCTTCATGAATTCTCTTCATCATAGCCTCTAACTTTGGATTTGATTGTTTTTCCTTTCGCTTTGCAGTCTTGTTGTGTCTCACACCCTCCCGTTTCTTTTGTTGAATAATATTTGTATGGTTAGGTTCTTCATTAAAATCAGAAAATGCTAAAGAAGACATTGTACTTATAAAAAATATAGATAATAATTTAATTAACTAACGGAAAAATATAGATAATAATTTAATTAACTAACGGAAAAAATATATGTTTATTTTATATAAGAATGTTCATGAACAACAAGTTAAATATCAAGTCAGTTTTAGGAAAACTTATGACAGTCATTGTTGTTATCATTGCTACACAATACAATGTAACTGCTGGTGTCATTGCATTACTTGTTATGATAGTATTTAATCATACAGTCGTTGAAGGTATGGAAAACAAAGAAGACAATAGTGCTAAACAAGTTGAGGAATCCAAACACAGTGACAGTGTCAATGGTGACAGTGCCGACGATGATAAATCTGATGGTGTCGATGATATTTCTAAATTTAGAAATGATTATTGTATTGATGGAAAACTTACATTAGATGGTAAGGTAGTGACTATGGGTACACTTAAAGACAGTTTCCCAGACCTAAAATTTACAGGTGATGCATGCGACCCTTGTGATAAAGATTGTCAGTTTGAAATCATATCATCTAGTGAGAGATTAACTGCTGAAGAAAATATGAGAGCAACTGATTCTAATACCCAACCAGTTGATCACAAAGAAGCAATAAAAAAACGCGAATAAAATAACTGCTTATTATATACAAAACTGTAAAATGTTAAGGGTTCTATTATTCTTTATTCTATATATTTTAATTATTGCCATTACTATGCCTAAGCCTGCCATTGAAGGATTTAATACTTATTTTAGACAATCTGTTCGCCCTCATTTGCGAAATATTAAAGAGTTTGGTTTAGATTTTGAAGGAAATACAAAGAATCTACTTGTTAGAGTTGGTCGAGTATTTGGACTTTCTTAAAAACCAATATATTATACATTACTATTTTCTTACAGTAATATATAATAATCTATAATGTCTATATCTGATATGTTAAATAGCTTAAACTCAAGCAAATATTTTACTGGACTGATTATGCTTATGTTGAATATTGGTTCCAGACATGTAGAATTGAAATTAAGTGATTCCATGGAATCATTTGTTAAATATAACATGGCACGGGAAATGTTAATTTTCTCTATTGCTTGGATGGGTACTCGTGACATTATTGTCGCATTATTGTTAACCGCTGCATTTGTTGTGTTGTCTGACTTCTTATTAAATACCAACAGTAAGTTGTGCGTATTACCAAATAAATACCAATATTTAAACATTGATAAAAACAAAGATGGAAATATAAGCGATATTGAAATTAACAAGGCAATGGAAACCTTGGAAAAGGCAAAGAAACAACGCGAAGAAGACCGCAATATGAATTTATTAAATTATTTTCATAGTTCAATATAAATTATATATTCTTATTATAATACAATGAATAATAATATGAATAATATGAATATGAATAATAATTTACCAATAGCAACCGCAATACCTGTAGCTACAGATGTAGCTACACCGACCAATCAACCTGTAATACCGAAACCAATGTCATCTGATAATATATTAATTGTTAATCTAAATATGAATACAAATGGAGGTTCAGTTGGAAATAATATTCGATATAGTCCAACAATGTCCAACCCACAAGTATATAAGGAATATCCAGATATATTATTTATACCTACTATAAAATTAGAACAAACTATATTTAATCAGACAGTGGAAACAATGAGTAAACTAGGTTCATTTGATAAAAGAAAGATATTTTTGTCACCTGCATTATTTTCCATTTTTATTACCAATTTACAAAATAGATATAAATACAAAAAAATTAGCTTAAAAGATGCGAAACAGAAGGGCATCATCAATCATAATATAATGTTTTTATTAAATCTATTTTTTGGTAAAGGTCAACCATTAAGATGGGATGGGGTAACATATACTATAAATAATTATATATGGAATACCGGTTTCAAAGAAGATACTATTGAAGGTAAACCAACTCCGATTTATACAGTTAGTATAGATGTTCAACTAATAAAAGGTGAAAATCCATCATTTATTGATTTCGCCAGAAGTGGGTGTCTAGCAAAAAAAAATGATATTATCAACCATTATTTTGAACTCATTTCAAAAAATAATAATAATGATGAGAATGAAAAACAAACAGAACAGTCTGGTATTAAAAGTGTAGGTGGTAAGAAGAAGAAGAATCGTACAACGATAAGGAAAAAAACACAACGAAATAAGAAATTAAATACACTTCATAAGAGAAATATAAACAAAACTCGGTCAAAAAAATAAATATCTGCTTATGTATAATGACTTTCAATATGATATTTGTCTATAATACAATATCTATTAGCGTTATAATAATGATGGGATATTTACTATATAGTCAAGATTATACTATATTATTTGGTGAATTTTTATGTACAATAATTCAATATTTTAGTAAAAAAATAACCACTGGTTGGTACCCTCCCATATTTAAAAGACCAGATGGTGCTACCGATTGTAATTTGTTCAATACGGGTGGTAAAGCAGGTCATTGTTCTGGGTTTCCTTCTGGACATGTAGCATCAATTACTCTTTTAATGGAAATGCTATTACTAAGGAATAATACAACTGGACTGTATAATAAAATAACCTATTATGTTCCAATTGTGTTAATGGGATATTCTCGATACATGAAGAAATGTCATAATACAATTCAAATATTTGCCGGATATGTATTAGGTTATAGTGTGGCCAATATATTGCATGAATATGACGATGATATTAAACGATATGTTAAATCAAAACTAAGTTATTTTTTCAATATTGAAGATAATGATGATATCGACGATAATAAGGAAATATAAAAATATATTATCTATTCATTTTAGATAAAATATTGTTATATATTAATTAACATACATGAATACAACCAATACAACCAATATGAATACAAACACTATGGATTCGGATAATAAATTAAAAGGTATCGATACAACTACATTTGGGTATAACTATGGTATCATGCTTACATTATATAATCAATATAAAACACAGATTAACAATGGTTTAAATAAAATGATTAACAGAATAGTCAATTTAATTATAGCAAATAATCCAACAGTTACGACAAATGATGCTCGTATTGGTATTATTAACGATATATTGTTTAAGGATAGTCTTGTAGGTCAAGGTCAAATTCTTCCTCAAATTTATATAAAAAATAAGTTGAAAAATATGGAAACAATAGAAGAATTAAAAGAAACATTTATACCTTCGTTAAATTTTAGAGAAAAAATGTCAATCGTGCGCAATTTTGCGTCCAAAGATAATTGTCTAATGTATACAATACTTATTGAATACAATGAATCTAAAAATAATAATTTACTCAATAATGCGTTCGAAAAAAAATATCCAATGTTGAATTTAGATTATTTAAATGAATCGGTTACTATGATAGAAAATATAATTGGATTTGATATAAGTGAAACAAATAAATGTTATGACGATATAAACGGGACATCATCGACAAATTGTAGGACTACTCGTCAACAACCTAATAAATCATTTTATAAAATGATGCAACAGAATTACAATGAAAATCCAACAAAATCACCAATCACGTTGTGTTGGTTATGGCACCCATTGGTATATGGTGTTCCATATCAAAATGTAGTCAAATTGCCTGCTGACAATGCGGTAAAAAAAATGATGTCAGTTTATGAAAAAAATGATAAACCACAATTTGAAAAATGCATGAATGAAACATTTAACAATTATCCAGTGTTTCCTCCCTTATCTAAACGCGAACAAACTTATATGAAAAATAAAGGAGCTGGTCCAAATGTAGATGGTCTATATAAACGCCCACCGTGGACACCTCCATATTGTTATTATAAAAACCCGACCCCTACTTTTACTACAAATATGCTGAAGCGATACAATAAATTTTCAGTGAGCAATTTATCAGGTCATACCATGTTATTTATTATTGTGGCCAAGTACTTTAAAGACATTAATTTAAACATGATTGTATTAGCTAGTATGTTGTTTATGGTACCATATAATCATTCAATACATGAAATATTTCAGGCTGCAAAAATGTTAGGCGTGAATACAGGATATTCTATTAAAAAGACAGATTTGGAAAATATGAATTATTTTTTAACGGATGTTATGAAAATGGAACCAATTGATAGTGTGAAAGTAATTGCTAATGTAAATAAATATACTCCGGTATCAGATAAAAGAAAATCTAAACAAACACAACTTACAAATGTAAAAACATTGGGTAATATCGACGGATCAACAAAAGGTGGATCAACAAAAGGTGGATCAACAAAAGGTGGATCAACAAAAGGTGGATCAACAAAAGGCGGAACAAAACAATCAAAAAGAAGAAAAACGAACTCCATTCATAAAAATAAACGAACTCGAAAAAAACGAAATGGGTTTAAAAAACGAAGTAAGAAATCAAAATCGAAATCGAAATCAAAAACAAAAAAGAAATAAAATTGAATAAAAAAACAATTGTTTTTATTGTTGCCAAATTTAACGATATTATACGACTATAGTTAACTAAATTACAATGTGTGTCTCATTCAACAATATTTACAATGAAAATACGAATCATACAGTAACCATCTTGGAAAACGAATACGCCGAAATATATATTGCAAATACAAATCCAACTTATTTATATAGTGCGAGTTCTAATTACTTATATGTATTAGATGAAATAATTAGACAAACTAAAGAATATCATAATAACATTAGTATATTTGGTATTCATGTTGATGAATTACAGTATTTGTTGGGAAGTATGGTTTCATTATATGGAATATATTATTGTATTGACAAACTAATAAATTCCATTTATGAAAAATAAACAATTTGAAAGAAAAACAGAAAAACATATTACATAAATAACATATAATTATCTTGATATATTATAATAACAATATGAGATTTATCATCACTTATACAGATTACAAGTATCAGCGAATTTATAATTTAAATGTTAATCATATTTTTAATCAAAAATCTACAGATGCTTCAAATGCGAAACCATTATTATGTAACTACACGCCTTTCGCTGAAATACAATCCAAAATAACAAAAACATACGATGTTGGCAAGGAAATACAAAAATATACAGATGAGAATGGAAATAATAATTATAGGATTGGTTTAATTCCGAATAATCATAGTAGTAATACTATGAATGATAGTAAAATAGATAGAATCATAAATAACATTTGTAATGCTCTGTATGTCAATATATTAGAATCTGACATAAAAAATCAGAAGGTAACGATTTGTCTTGATGAAGAGGTATTAAACAGATATAATCTAACTAATGTTCCTGATAATGAAAATATTTATCTACAAATATATGATAAAAATAGCGTTTTCGAACGAATTTATTGTTAAGATAAGCATTGATTGTGGTTAGTAAATCAATAATCATTTTTGCGATTTTAAAGCAAAAATGATTATTATTATAAATAGAGTAAATTTAAATATCTAAACTGATTGTGTTGCGCTCTGATTTTCTTCTTTTTGTTTTTAATGGGGTATTGTCGTTTTGCATTTCTTTTAATTCACTAATACTAATTGTGCTACCATTGTCATCATTATCCTTTTGAATATTTACTTCTGTCTTTTTTACCTTTAATCCTGATAACAAATTGGAAATGTCTGAAGGTCCTTTCATTTCGGGTCGTCTAGACTTTTCAGCAGATGGTATATTACGACTAGCATTTATATCTGGTCTATTTGAAAGAGGCACATATCCTGGTCTAACTGGTGGTGCTGCTGCCGTAGGGCCCTGTGTTTGCATGGGTGGTGGTGGAGGACCATTTGATTGAGCACTAAATTGTGGTGACATCTGAGGCATTTGTTGAGGCATTTGACTTCTTGATTGAGGTGCTGATTGGGTTGGTTGTTGTTGATTAGGATTACCTCGCTGATTGTCATTCATCATAGAATTCATAAACCCACCTAAGCCTGGGCTATTTTGTCCCATTGAATTAACAGCAGCACTTGTAAATTGTTGCATTAATTCGGGATTTTGACGCATGATATCATCCATACCAGGCATAGATGATTTGAACATACTATTTGTCATATGAACCATCAAGGCACTACCTCCTAATTGGAATAACAATTTTAATTCAGGAGCCATTGTAGCCTTGGATTTATATTTCTCATGTAATTCAGCGAAAATATCATCATAATCGTCAATATTCTCATTGATTTGCTCAGACCACCCGTCAAGTTTGACATCAAATGGGTCAAATTTGTTATTTAAAAATTCTAATCCGGTTATACAAGCCATCATCATTTTGCCTTGAAATTTCATTGAATTCTTTCGCTCTTTTTCAGCTACAACAGTTTCATATTCTCCTTTCATTTCTAATAAATTAGACTCCATATCGTATTTCTTTGTGAGATTAACACCCTTCTTTTCCAGTGCCTCCAATTTTTGAAGGTAAGTGAATTTTTCTTTTAACTGTTCTTCTTTTGATAATTGTGGTTCAATGCGACTTTTTGATACATCGGGATTAATCGGTACATTATTGAATTTTCCATACCCATCCCAGGTCTTAGCGTCATCATCAGACTGTTCTTTTGTAGATTTTCCTAAATTCAAAGATTCTAAAGGAATAAATGAATCAGTATTATGTATGTCATCATCATCATCATCATCATCATTTTCATCGTTTAATTTAAAAGACCCAGAAAACATATCGGATCTGGCTGATTTCATGCTTTTTTTAGGTCCAGATAGATCATTTAATTCATCTTCCAAGTTATCTAAATCATTAATATCTATATCCGACGATAATCCACCACCCCCTGAGGATGACGATTTTTTTTTATCATTCATTAACAATTCAATACCAGCACCGAAACTAGATGAACGATTATTTCCAAACCTAACCTCTTCTATATTATCATCTCCTAATGAACTGACATCTATTATCTCAGGTCCACTCATTATGTTTTAATAAGAACATTTAATTTTAAATCAAACACATTAATATTAATATTAATATTATATATTTTCTTGTATCAATCGTTTTTCTTTTAAAAACCATAATCCTTGTAAAAAACAATCTGCTAAATCATCTTTTTTTTTGCTGTTTTCAAATAATGTTATATGCTCACTTATTTTTTCATTATTCAGTAATAATTCCTCACATACTTCAATGCCCTTTTTTTTTCTCTCTGAATAGGTGGTTTGTTTGTTTGCTAGAAAATCTTTTAATTTATTAGAGGCTGATATAAAATGTATATCATTGACATTATTCATGATAAAATACTGGGCTATCATACCCTGTAATGTCTTCATGCGATTTGCTATTGGACTAATTTGATTTTCAATAATAATAGTGTCTATTTTAATGTCTTTAAATAACAAGTCCATTTCTAGTTTTAAATTAATACCAATTTCAATTAATGTCATATCGGTTGTTTTTATCGAATTATTAAATGGTATTGCATATTTTGGTTCGAGGTCTTTTTGTAATTCATCTAATAATAGTATTTTACTTTTTTTAGGATCGAAATTTATATCATGTTTTGTTAATATCTCTCTAATATCCTTTATTTTCCCTTTTTTTAGTTTGTTACTTTCTAGTTCAGTTGGTATAATATTGACACCAGAAACTTTAACATGTTTCTTACAAGTATAACCCGATTGATGTTTATAAGTTGCTGTTTTGTTACATGCAGTACACAATATTTTTTCCTCTCTACACAAATTGGCTACATTCCATAAATCGATTGAATACTGTTTACTTTCATCGACAGTCATCAAACATAATGCCAAATTCTTAATACCTACATCTATACTGAGAACTTTCATAATGGTAAAGTATATTACTTATCTTTATTTAATAAACAAATTAAGTTATTTATTTATTAAATTACCAAGGGTGTAATGGTTTAATTAGGATTAGGATATTTTTGTAATAAATATTGCTCTTGTGTAAGAATTGGAGCTACCATACGGGCTTGAAGTTGTTGACTAGAGAGATATAATTGTTTCAAGTCACTATTCTCATATCCATATGGTTGGGACTTTTCTGTACACGATTTGTATAAAAATGGAGTATTTGGTACAGGTTCCCCTGCTTTTAATGTAGGACAATAGCAGCAGTTATCACAAGCCTCCAACTGATTTGATTTTATAATCGAATCAGCATTGGTTGTTAAAAATTGTCTATATTGCCAATTACTCTTAATATTATTATCCTTTCTTATTTCTTGATTAATTACAGCACCCGATTGCCATTTTGCATAATTTCTTCCATCCGTCATAATAGGTGGGAAATCAAAATGAATATTATTAGATCCAGCATTACAAGTACCCCAACTCATTGTATATATATACTTGGAGAGAAAATGTATTTACTTGTTACCGGCTTCTAATAATTTAATTAATTCCTTTTTGTTGAGTTTATCTTCTTCTGTTGACAACTTTTTATCTATTGCCATTTGGCGTAGTATTTTTACACTTAGTGATTTAAAATCCATATATAGCAATTCGTGATTACTTGCATCAATGTCTTTATTCTTATGTATTTGCATATCATTCATATTTTTCACAGATTCTTCTGGTTCTTGGTCGTCTGAATCACTCCCACTATCACTATCACTATCATTATCATTATCATCATCGTCGCTCATTATTTTTTCTAAATCTTGTAGGGATGATTCAAGTATTTCTTCTAAATTAGAATTATTATCCAACTGAATAACCTTGACAATACCTTCATTCAAAGAATCATTAACATTAGTATCCAATTCAATTATTTCACTATCAAATTCAGTTATTTCATTTGGTGATATTGCATTTTCGGTAGTAATTGTATTACTTTGACCATCTTCATCTTCACTGTCTTCGTCTTCACTGTCTTCGTCTTCACTGTCTTCGTCTTCACTGTCTTCGTCTTCACTGTCTTCGTCTTCACTGTCTTCGTCTTCACTGTCTTCATCACCCGCGTTTTCTCCGTCAGAAACATGAATCAAATCATCTATTGGTGTTTCATGGTCAATACCGCCGTGTTGTTGGAATGGTATATTGCTCGACACTTGTGGCATTTGTCCAAAATGTTGATATGGTATACTACCCCGACTCATGTCTACATTAGAAATAAATGTCTGTAATATTCGCGCTTGCTCCATTTGTCCTTTTTCTAAGGCACTGATTGTTCTTTTAAAATAAAAAAACAAAAATGAAACTAACATAAATACAATTGTCAAACATAACAAAGTAATTGGGTTGGTTATTATATCAAGCATTATTACATAGTTCCTAGATAATTAAACCTTAAAATAAACGTATATCACTATTTTTACTAAATGTCTTGGTGGATTATTTTATTCGACATTTCCAATATTTCTTCTGGATATCTTAAATCATAAAGAACTTTCAGACCTCCGTTTATCGACGAAATACCTAGGTTTAGTTTATAGGTATAAGTAAAGTCAATATTGTTTGTTTTTTTTACACCCATATTATTATTTTGAACATCACTCTCCAACAAAGTACACAAATTCAATAAATGAGTAGTTAATATGAAATCCATATTTTTATTGTTAATTAAGTATTTAATAAATCCATAAGAACTAGCACAGGCTTCGTTTGGATTTGTACCTGAAAACAATTCGTCAAATATGCAAAAATGTTTCTCCGATGACATATTCAAATCATCTATTATTTCCTTACATCGTCTCGCTTCTGCTTGAAACAAACTGTCCCGTCCAGATGTATCCGGTATATTCAAATAACAATGTATCTTATCATATAATGGTATTGTAGCCTTTGAATAAAATCCACACCCATATGATTGTGAGAATAACAAATTGATTACAGTTGTTTTTAAAATGGTCGTTTTACCAGAAGCATTGGGTCCTGTAATAATTATATTCTTATTTAAATCAATATTGTTCTCAATTGGTTCGTTGTTCATTAAATACGGATAATATGCACCCGTCATTTTTAACTTCTTACCAAACGTGCATTTATTTACTCTTTTCTCTCTATACATTTCTGATATACAGTCCAAGTTCTCTATATATGCATTGAGTCCTAAACTATATTCTATGGTTTCTATGGTTTCTGTGTTCATATGTATTTCATAAAAATATTTCATAATATATCCAACTTCCGAAATCTTACGATTAAATGTAGTAAAATTCACTTGGAAATCGGTTATGTTCTTCAGATTGTCGTATAATTGTTTACATTTCTCTCTTCGTACCAACATTTCATTTATAAATTCATTATATGTCTCATGAGTCTTCATGTGTTGTTCAACGATATTCATATTATCTATCGTTGTATTCAAATATTCTTTTAATAAGAATAAGTTATTATGTATATCCTTGAAGTTTTTATAAAATCGGTAGCAAACAAGAGAATTTTGATAAATAGAAAAGAAATAAAAAGCTACTGATACTATAGCATATATTCGTTTTTCCCAAGATATATCCGACATGATATTAAATACATTGCCCAATGCATGTTTTGAAAAAATTTGGGTAAGCACAGTGTAATAACTAGACATGGTTATTTTCACACCATTAAATTTTAACATAAAAAAAGGCACTAATAGTAAAATAAAGGGCACCAATAGACTCAATACTGGACTTAATAAGTTATATATACTTAGTATTTGTAGAAACTGTGGTGAGTTATTTAAAAATTTGAAATATTCGATATCAACATAGTAGTATTTATCAATAAAGCTTTCATCTTGTCTAATATTTGACCATAATTCGTAAAAATTATCGTACAATAATGTATGTTTTTCTGTATGGATATTTGATTTCCACGACTTAATAACCTGTTGAGTTTGTTTTAAAAATCGCTTGTCGTTGGTAAAATATTCCAATTGTTTATCTATATTGAGTAATCCTATTTTACTCTTTGGGTTCAAAACAGATTGTAACAGTGGTTCACGATCACTCGATGTGTCATTTAATTCTAATAGTTCTAAATCTTGAATAATATTTTTGTCGACCTTTTCCTTGGAATCCAAATAGTATATTGGTAAATGAAAAATAGATTCAGTCATTTAAATAATAAATTTAATTAATAAACTTATTATTTACGAATTGATTTGTAATTGATTTACGAAAATAAATATGATTACGGACTTGATATCTGTGCTGGCATCTCTTCGATTTGTGTATCATAATATTCTTCAATGTCGCGGATTAATCTAATATCCCTGCGTGTAATAAAATTAATACCCATGCCTTTTCTGCCCCATCTACCAGAACGCCCAATTCTATGAATATAAGTATGCACATCTTTGGGGACATCAAAATTAATGACCGTACTGACTTGTTGAACATCAATACCTCTTGCCGTCAAATTAGAAGATATTAACACTCGTGCTCCTCCATTGGAAAATTCTTTATACGCATTCATTCTCTCGTCCTTTTCCATACCACTATGAATACAACAAACCGGGAATCCATCTTTAATTAATGCTTCATTAAGATCGTTTACACGTTTAATACTATTACAATATATAATACATTGACTTAGTGAAATCGACTCAAAAATATCCTTGATTGTTTCGTATTTTTGCGAATCATCTTCCAAAGCTATATAATACTGTTTAATACCCTCCAATGTAATACTCTCAGTCTTTACCAAAATTTTTACTGGATCACGCATAAACTTCTCTGTAATTGCTTGAATTTCAAGAGGTAATGTCGCGCTAAAAAGACCAACTTGTACATCATTTCCTAGAAAGTTGAAAATATTATAAATTTGTTCTTTAAAACCAGCCGATAACATCTCGTCTGCTTCGTCTAATATTAGTAATTTTATGAATTTTGTATTTATTTTTCTTCTACGCAACATGTCATGTACTCTACCAGGAGTACCGACAATAATTTGTGGTTTTTTTTCAATATCAATTATATCTTTGTCCATTGGTGTGCCTCCAATGAGCAATTTAGTTTTAAGACCATCGATAAATGTAGACATTTTATCCAATACACCAATAATTTGAATAGCCAATTCTCTCGTAGGAGCCATAATAAGAGCCTGGGTCTCTTGTACGGTTTCATCAACTACTTCTATCGATGATATAGTAAATGCACCTGTTTTACCTGTACCCGATTGAGCTTGAGCAATAACATCCTTTTTTTCAATTATTGGCTTAATCGCGCGTTTTTGAATTGGGCTTGGATTTTCAAATCCAAAACTGAATATACCACGAAGTAGATTTTCTTTAATATTTAGGTCATTCCAATTAGTTATTTCTTCAACAGAATCAGAACTCATACTTATTAAGGTATTTATTATTTAAGTATATTCGTATTATTAATATTAATAAAATTGATATAAACTTATAAATTTATTACCATCATATTATAAGGAATGGCTACCTGTATCTATACTATAAAGGATTTTGAATCATTTGCTTGGACAGAAAAAAATATACATCCATTACCAGATGAAACAATTCAATTGATTAATAGTCTTACAGAACAGGTTGGGTCGCCGAATTACATAAAAACCCCATCTTTTGCAAACGGTGATAAAAATTTCTCAAAGAAAAAGAAAAGAAATACTGAACATGTCAATACAGAAGATTGGCAGACGATTCGAAATTTTAAGAAAACTGAAATCACAAAAAAAGAAGGTATTCAAAAAGATATTGATGCTATTCGACTTCTTATCAACAAATTAACTAGCAAAACATATGATAAGATCCTAGAAACTTTATTTGAATCGTTAGATGTTATGTTAGAAAATAGTGAATACGATGACAAGTCATTTAATTTGATTGGGTACGCTATATTTAACATGGCTACAAGTAATAAATTCAATAGTGAAATTTATGCAAAGTTATGTAATGAACTAAAAAGAAAATATGATTTTATGTCTTCTATTATTCTTCATAATATTGAAGAATTTATGAAGCTTTTTGAAAATATGGAATTCGTATCACCTGAAGACGATTATGATAAATTTTGTGAAACAAATATATTAAATGAAAAAAGGCGTTCAATGTCATTATTCTTATGTAATTTATGTAAAAACGAGGTCGTTACACTTGACAGTATTGTAGAGTACATTCACACATTACAATCTCGTGTTATGAATGGGATGAATGACGAAAAATGTAAACCCGAGATTGAAGAATTATGTGAAAATTTGTATGTGTTTTTGACAAATATGGATTTTAAAATACTGAGTAAACACCCTGATTGGAATTCAATATACGAAAAACTTGTTTGTATTAAAAACACAAATGCCCAAGAAAATGCGGGCATTTCCCATAAATCAAAATTTAAACATATGGATATATTGGACAAATGTAAGTAATAGAAAGAATAATAAATGAATACAAAAAATGAATACAAAATAATAAAAATGCTTATTTTATTTTTATTATTTATTTTATTTTTAATATGAATACCTTTTTGCTATTTTTTGAAACTGACCAACAGCATAGTTCATAGATATTGAATAATATTTAGATTCAGTGCGAATATGTTTAAAAGCGTATTTCATAAATGGTGGGTCCTCTTGTGAGATTCCGTTTTCATATATTTCGCTATAACTTCGATAAACTGTAGCCGTGTCATATACTCTATATTTATTATACCAATCCAATATAATATTTTTAAATAATGGAATATATGGATATGGTCTATTATTCGTATGAGGAACAAATTCAGCTATATAATACTTAAGTTCTGGTGGTAATTTTTCTAAACGATTTCTTTTGTACGTGTTACTCATTATAAATGGTTTATGTAAATAATGTAATAGTATAAAATATCATTTATTTTTCTTCAATTTTTTCGTTAAAGTTAAACTATTTATTACAAGCGAGCTGCTTATATGTATTACACTATGTAATCTATATAAAACTTATTTCATATCGATAAGTAATGTCAATAAAATATACGAATACCTCTAATTTAACCTATGAATTACATGATAAATCTGTAAATATTATACCAAATAATGAATCGCCAAATATTCATGATATATTAGACGACGATGATTATTTTTCAGATGAAGACATCGCTGGATTTCACTTACCATCGAGTGATATTAATTATGTTGGTGATATATTAGATGACGATATTTCAGCACAACATGTTGATTATAGTGAAAACTACACAGTAAAAATGTTATCTCATATTGCGAATTACTACGATATACCAAAAAAAAAAATAAAAAAGGATGAACTCATATCATTGATTGTTGATTATGAAAATAATCCAGAAAATTCTATACAAGTATATAATCGTAAACGATGTTGGCATTATATACAAGAATTACAGGAAGATAGTTATTTCGGAAAATTTATAGTATTCAATTAAACAATTCTGATAATACGAATTAAATATTTATATATAAATAAATTATAATGGTGAGTTCTATCTTAAATCCAAAGATTAATTATCCTGAGATAAAATATCTAGACCCAGAAGACAAGAAATATGATGCTTCGATGTATTCTATTACGGTTTTAAATATGAATAATATAATTATAGCTTTAGGACAAGCCAAATACAACTTTATTGATGATAATATTATCTATTTTCCAATATACTTGGTTAAAAATGAGAGGGTAAATACACAAATTGGTGTATATGAGATTATGTCAGAACAGTTAATAAATATTACGGATGAAGATAATGATATAGAATTAGACCGTATAGACTCTCCATTACTATATAGTTTTGTTACACCAGAATTAATAGCAAATTCTAAAGAAACACTTAATATGTTGAAGAAGGAAAATACTAGTGATAAGGATGATGATAAGGATGACAACGATGATAATGATGATGACAACGATGATGATGACAAGGATGATGGCGATGATGAAGACGATGATGAAGACGATGATGATGGCGATGATGAAGACGATGATGATACAATGGATGGTGACGAAGACGACAATACATTTTTTCCAGACGGTAGTTTACCAGAACAAAATGAAAAACAAGCCGAAGAAGAAATAAACGACTACAAAGAAGAAAAAAAGCATCCATGGATTCAAAAATATTTAAAAAGTAATTATTATAATCTTATTGATAATGAAGGCGGTGGGGACTGTCTATTCTCAGTCATTCGCGACGCATTGAAAGCAAATGGAAAAGAAGTCACTGTGTTGGAGTTGCGTTCTAAATTAGCAAATGAAGTGACAGAAGAATTGTTCAATTCGTACAAAGAATTATATGATATGCATATACAAAACATAAAGGATACTAGTTCAGATATGACAGATTTAAAGAAACATATTGTCGATTTCAAAGAGAGATTAAGAAATTCCAAAGATAGGAATGAACAAGAAACAATTGTTGACGGTGCAAAAAAACTCGCCAATAAATACACTACTGCGAAATCAGAGAGAGAAATATCAACAGAACTAATGCATGAATTTCGATTTATGAAAAATATTCGTTCTGTCGAAGACCTGAAAAAGATAATTAAAACATGTGAATTTTGGGGAGATACCTGGGCTATATCAACATTAGAACGAGTTTTAAATATTAAGTTGGTCATTTTTTCCAGTGAAGCATGGGATGAAGGTGATAAATCGAATGTATTACAATGTGGACAATTAAACGATCCTGTTTTAGAAGAAAAGGGGGTGTTTGAACCTCAATATTATATATTACTCGACTACACTGGAGACCATTATAAATTAATAACATATAAACATCATAGACTATTCACCTTTATTGAAATACCATACAATATCAAATTATTAGTCGCAAATAAATGTTTAGAGAGATTATCTGGTCCATATAGCATTATTCCTCAGTTTAAATTATTCAATGAACAGATAGGAATAGAAGAACCAATTGAATTAGATATAGAAATTATTGAAGAACAAAAGAATGATTTATACGATGATAATATTGTGTTTCAGTACTATATCAAATCAAATAATAAACCTCTCCCAGGGAAAGGCATTGGAGAGAAAATACCAGTTGACATGATACCTAGTTTTTCCTCCTTGTCTAAAATACCTGAATGGAGACGCAAACTAGACAATGAATATATAGCCCCGTTTGAATTAGACGGACATAAATGGAATACAGTCGAACATTATTATCAAGCAGGTAAATTTAAAAATACAAATAAAGAATTCTATCTCCTTTTCTCTCTTGATAGTAACTCTAAGATGTCATTGGATGTCGATATGGCAAAGGCTGCTGCATCAAAAAATGGTAAATACAAGAAGGAACAGTTACGACCCAAAGATATAAAGATTGACGACGAATTTTACAAAGGCATAGATGAGAAACTGTTAGAAGATTCGTTATATGCGAAATTTAGTCAAAATAAGGATATGAAAGAAGTGTTAGTGAATACGAAACAGGCTAAATTAATGTTGTATAAACAAGGTACTGAGCCCGAATTGTCTAATATATTAATGATTGTAAGAAATAGAATGTAATAACACATTTGAATAAATGATTACTATTATCATGCTTAATATTCGTATAACAATAATAAAAATAATTATTGTTATAATATAATATGTCGGATGCATTGAGACAATTATATGAAAACTTCGTACAAGCTGATATCTTTGTAAATGAACTACAAAAAAAAGAGTTATTCGATTATAAATTAACAAAAGTGAATATGATTTCACAGATACCTAAACCAGAAATTACAGATAGTTATTATTTTCCACAGGAAATACAGGATTATGTTGATGAAAATGCTAGTTATGTTCTTCATTATTCAACTACTATTCAAAAACGCAATGTAAATTTATATTTTACTATATTTGATGAATTGTCAGCTCAAGATATGCGAAAAATGAATAAATGTGTGTATATGATTTATATGTGGCTCTTTATCGTAAATATATACGCAAAAAAATCGTGTTCAAAATCATTTGCACTATATACCTATTTAACCCCCTTTAAAAAAAGATTACCAACCAATCAACTTATTTCACTCGGTCCAGAACATGTCAATAGTGCGTATACAAGTGGTTGTAGAGAGAATACAGAAACAGTCATCTTCAGAAAAGAAGAATGGTTCAAAGTATTTATTCATGAAACCTTTCATAATATTGGACTCGATTTTTCAAATATGAATATGACGGATGTTAATTCCAAAATGAATACGATTTTTAATGTCAATATTGACTACAAACTATATGAAAGTTATTGCGAAACCTGGGCTAGAATTATCAATGTTATATTTCATGCTTACAATAGATCACATAAATCGGTTCAATCACATAAATCGGTTCAATATTCATCGTTCGTGAAACTATTCAATAAATATATGAAATACGAATGTACTCATTCTATGACTCAATCGCTAAAAATATTACAGTTTACGAATCTAAATTATAATCTGGTTACATGTAAAAAACAATCGGCCATTATTGCTTGTAAACATTTATACAAAGAAGAAACTGCTGTGTTTACTTATTATGTTATTACTGGATTATTAGTAAATAATTATCTTCAATTTATGAATTGGTGTCTAGTGAATAATCCGTCTTTTCTACAATTTGATAAAACAATAGGTAATTTGAATAATTATATAGAAATGATTAGAAAATCTAAAGACGATAAAAATATAAAACATAATATTAACAAAATCGAAAACAAATTCAATAAAATGGTTAGCATAAATAATTTAACACCATTACAACAAACTCTCATGTGGTCATTACGAATGTCGGTAATAGATAATGATGTTGCCTAATAAATATACATATACATATGGGAAATAGGATATATTCGTAATATTGTAAAAAATTGATTAATATTAATATCATTGTATGAATGATATTAATCTAATAAACCGCATATATGGGTATTAAAAATCTAAATAGGTTTCTGCAAACTTCGTGTGACAAATCTATTCAAAAAATTCATATTTCGGCATTAAGTGGTAAGAAAATAGTGATAGATACGAGTATTTATTTGTATCGATTTATGGGTGATGGTTGTCTATTAGAAAACTTTTACTTAATGATATCAATATTTCGTGAGTACAATATCATTCCACTCTTTGTATTTGATGGTAAGCCACCAAAAGAAAAGGATGAACTATTAAAACAACGCAAAACAGACAAAAAAGATGCCGAGAGAAAATACAATCTATTACAGGATAAATTGGACCATGACGAAGATTATGATATCGACAAATCTGAAATAAAAGAGAACATGGATGCATTAAAAAAACAATTTATTCGTATTCATCATAGTGATATTGAAAATGTCAAAACATTAATAAAAGCGTACGGTGTGTCATATATCGACGCAATTGGAGAAGCTGATAAATTATGTGCAAAAATGGTGTGTAAAAATAAGGCTTATGCTTGTCTAAGTGAAGATATGGATCTATTTGTTTATGGATGTGGTCGCGTACTGAGATATTTGAGTTTATTAAAAAAAACAACAATTATGTATGATTTATCAGGAATCTTAAGCGAACTTAAAATGACATTACCAGAGTTTCAATATATTACGATTATTTCAGGAACAGATTATAATTTTAATATTAACAATGGAACGAATCTAATGACTACAGTAAAGTATTTCAAAAGATATAAAAAAAGCGAATGTACTGATTTCTATAAATGGTTAGAATTGCATACAAATTATATTGATAATATTGAAGAGTTATACAACACATTAAATATGTTCTCGTTAACTGACATGCCCGAGTATAAAAAGTATGAAAACATCAAAATAGCAAATGGTCCCCTCCATATAAGTAATTTAAAAACAATCATGTCAAGTGAACATTTTGTATTTATTGATTGAATTGATAATGAAATGATAATGAAATGATAAACATCCCAAATTGTTATATAATTAAATGTATATTTTTATACATTTAATTATTTTGATATACATCTAATAATAATTAACTTACGCTCTATCGTGTTGGTTGTATTGTTTGTTGGGGTATTTTTATTTGATTGATTATATTTCTACGACTTAAGCAGAAGCAACTGCCTTATCACCTGCCTTGGCAAAGTGGGGAGACATATACTTTTGAAGGTTGAAGTAGGTGAGCTCGTCACCCTTCTTGAGTTTGAGAAGACCAGTAAGCTTCTTGTCAGCGATAATCTTGCGACCATTGTCTTTGTCTTGAAGCTTGTGCTCACGGATGTAAGAATTAATCTCGCGAGTGACCTCTGTGCGTGCCATCTCAGTACCAACTGGTTTGCCTAAGAAAGAGGCAAGTTCGTTAGAGATAAGAGTAGGCTTGACAAATCCAGAAGGAGCACGGTTACCTGTCTTTCTCTTGCGCTTAGCAGTAATCTTGGCAGCAGCCTTAAGCTCGCGACTAACTTGACGCTCAAGTCCTCTGAACTCAGTACGAAGAGAAGACATGGATGCGCTTACTGCTTGAAGTTTACCCATAAATGCAGAGAATTGGTCGAATACAGTTGATGCCTCTGGTGCGGCCTCTTCAGTAGCAACTGTGGCAGCCTCAACAACTGGTGCTGTGGAAGGAGTAGGAGCGGGAGCAGTCTTAGCTGCTGTCTTGGGAGTAGTAGTCTTAGTAGTCTTTACCATTATACACTAATAAGACATATCTATTTAAGTGTTTTTACGCATAATATAATATATTATGTTCTTATTGGTTATCATAAGAAAGTTTCCTAAATAATTCTAATTAATTCTAAATATTTTATTGGATAAAACGCATTTTTAATGAGCAACAGATTGATATAACCACGGTAATGCGTTTCTAGCGTCTTCACTTACTAATGTTAATGCTGCTAAAACATAATATGCCCCTAATGCTCGAAATTCATTTGTATGTCCCGATTTTACTAAAAAATCGATAATTCTTAATGCAGTATTCTTTAAAAAATCATCACTTTGTGATTGCGCTAAATGTAATGACATTCCTGTAAATGGATTACCATGTGGTTGGACAATATCTCGCATTGTTTGTTGTGACAATTGTGCACGATAGTGCCATATATCATACATCTCTCTTATAAATAACACTAACATATGTCTTGGTAAATTTGTAAACCACCGACTGTCTGCATAATTACCAAGTTCATTAATAAATTGAAACAATTCAATGACCCTCATTTCCATTTTTTTCTTAGGACTGATGATATCAGTATCATCGTCTTTTATTTTTACAGGTATTCTTAATGCCTTTGCTATCCGTAAGTATCTATTGAATGTGTTAATTTGTTCTCTTGTTATTATCTCTCTATCATATGGATTTCGTATCTCTTGGATCGAATTTCCATTATAGTTCGTGTTTGGTTTATTAATTAAATTATGAAGGGAATATGCATCACACCCATAGCAATTATTACTTCCTGTAAAACTATAATATTGTATGTATTTTATCTCGTCCAATGGTTCTAATGTAGCAAAGTCTGTATCATTTACACAAATACTTCTATCTTTCAAAGATGGTCCAATGCATTTAATATACTCTTTAACTAAACATCCTCTCCATATTCTCTGTATAACAGTAGCGTAGAGAGATAATCTAAGAAATGAAAATAATCGGCTTTTTAATTCATCCTTGTTACCAGTTTTTTTTAATTTGTAGAATTTACACATTTCTTTTAATTGACAAACCTTATATTGGTAATAATTAATTTCAGCATATTCGTTCATCTTTAATATTTTAAAATCTGAATCCGCTACTTTTATTTTTTGTTTTGTTACCGTCTTTTGTTTTGTCTTATGAGTCGTTTTACTTTCATTTGTAATTACATTATCTGTATGTATATTATTTGGGCCCATTATTATAAGATAAGAAAAATTATTTATATCATTATAATAGTGTTATTACCTATATATCATCACACATATATATATTGATACAATAATCGATGTATTTAATTACATATTTGGGTCTTCATGATTTAATAATAATAAAACACAACCTATACCATAATCGCTGTGATATACATATGTCACCATATATGATTTAATACCTATTTAAAAAAAAATTGATTTAAAGAAATGGTCTTATGGTATAGTATACTATATACAATGGCAAGTTCTAAGACAATTCTTTCAGGCGCAGATTTTAACCCCACATCCGATGTCAAATACTCCAAGCTAAAGGTTGATGCCCGAGGCGGTAAGAGTGTTGGTATTCTGAATAGCGGTGCTAACACAGCAACTTATATTTCAACACCTCTTATGCTCACATGGGGTATTAACGAGCATGAGGATGAGAAGAGTGGTAGACTAACATACGACATGGCTCTTCAATTCCCTAGCAGTGAGTATGCTAAGGAAGAGACTACTAACTTCTTGGATAACATGGTTGCTTTTGAGAAGAGAATCAAAGCAGATGCAATTGCCAATTCAAAGGAATGGTTCGGTAAGGCAAAGATGAGTGAAGACACAATTGATGCTTTATGGACCCCTATGCTGAAGTATCCTAAGAATAAGGATACTGGTGAACACGATTATGATAGATCTCCTACCCTAATCGTGAAGATCCCTTATTGGGAAGGTGAATGGAAGACTGAGTTGTACAATATTGACCAACAACCAATCTTTCCAGACCCAGAAGGTGGTTCACAAACACCTAAAGATATGATTGCCAAGGGTTCACATGTTGCTCTAGTTATCTTATGTGGTGGTCTTTGGTTTGTCAATGGCAAATTTGGTGTGACCTGGAAGCTATTCCAGGGTATTGTTAAACCAAAGGCAACTATGAGAGGAACTTGCCATGTATTCTTGTCTCAAGATGATAAGAATAAGCTTATTAAGGAATCAACAACTGCTGATGACGATGATGAGGTTGAAGAGGAATCTGATAACGAACAATCTAATACAAATGTCGAAGATTCAGATGAAGAAGAGGAATCACCACCACCTCTTGTCGAGGTCGTAGCACCCGAACCAGTTAAGAAGAAGGTTGTCAAGAAGGTTGTCAAGAAGACAGCATAAGCATAATCTAAATAATTATAAAAAGAAACAAATACAGAAAAAAGAAACAAATACAGAAAAAAGAAACAAAAATAGGTGAAATCCACTTATTTTTGTTTCGTATTATTTTACACACTGACTCAACCTACATTCAATTAGTAATATAAAGATATTTTTGTATTACACAATATAATAATATGATTGCTTCATTTTTAAACTATATATTATTTAAATATAACAAACAAAATTATATCAGCAATAAAACTGATACTAATAAGATAGATAAATTGTGTAAAAAACTTCCATACGAATTAGTAAATATCATACTTGATTATGATGGACAGATCAAGTATAAATATAAAACAAAGAATAGCATTGATTATCATAAATATGTAAATGTAATCCATAAATACGATGAAAGATACAATATAATCGCACCGATTATCCATAAAAAACAGACAATTATGAAAGATACTGATACAAGTCCAGTTGATACAAGTTTTTATTTTGAGTTTGCGTTTGAAAATCAACCAAATGTAATGTTATGTTATGATTATAACTGGTCTGCCAATAATGAATTTGAAATATGTTATACTGATATGAAAGGTTCAGGACATGTTTTTGGAAGCGACCAAATTAGAACATACATTTGAGTGCGTTGAATGAGAACAGGTGTAAATCTACAAGGGTACTATAATACAAAAAATTGAATTGAGACATTTTTATATTTATTTATTATAATCGTTTATTTATTCATATACTTAAATATGATTTCCATTATGAATCGCATTGCTGTTGATACAATTACACAAATTCCTACTCAATATCCAATTGAATTTATGAATTTTGTAGAAGAACATAAATTAAAGCCACCCAAGTTAGATACTGGCAATGGCAAGGCTTTGGCACTTATGTTAGACAACCCATCATGTTATTGGACCCGTGAAGATACTGACAAAATTGTAAATAAATTTAATATTCCAACGAGAGATAGCATTCAATTATTTAATAAACATGAACAATGGGGCATACAAACCAGTAATGAGCGAGGAAAGAATTATATACTTGTACCTTATGCCTTATCCAACAAACATAAAATGAGAAAAAATTTCGGGAAAGAGTTATCAGAAGAAGACAAATTAAATGAAATCGAAAAAATTAAATCAACTATTCATACTGATTATTGTGATGTGCCGAACAATAAATGGGAACTTGGTCATAAGAACCCAGAATCAGTTGATAATTCACTAAACAATTTGGTTTTACAACCACCTATACAAGCAAAATATCGTGATAGATATATATTTATCGATACCTTAACAAAAATACCTACACCATCAACATTATTCCAACTTGATAAAAATGGTGATAATCCATACACAAAACCACAGCTGATTGAATTAAAAAAATGGTTAAATAATAGGCATGATTTATGTTGTTAAATACTGTTACATCTATCAACTGAAATATCATAATATTCTTTATTTAATTCTATACCTATACATTTTCTATTTGTATTTTTACATGCTATGGCGGTTGTTCCGCTACCAAGAAATGGGTCTAATACCGTTGCCCCAGATTTACTAAATAATTTGACTAGATGTTCCATAAGTTCGATAGGCTTCACTGTTATATGTGTATTTTTCTCTCCCTTTTCTTTTTTCGTTGGTTTTGAAATCATAAAATTTTTATCATAGGAATCATTGTATTCTTCTGTGGTAATAATATTTGCTGGAACACGATCTCCGTTTACGCCTACTTTTTGCGAGAAATCTAATAGTCCGGTTTTAAATTGGAGTTCATTTTTAATAAATGTTAATTTTCCAATTGGTTTCATTGCTACACAAATTGGTTCAAAACAAGAGCGTATTTGTGGGGTTTTAAAATCTTTGTATTCTTCTATTAATTGTTCTTTCTCTTCATCACTCATCTTCATTTTCTTGATAACATGTGTCATAGACATTCCTTTGGGCATCGTTTGTGTATAAGTCCAATTAATCATATCACGAATTTCAAAACCTGCTATCTCACAAGCCATTGCAATGGAATGGTATAATCGAGGCGACGAGAATGACAAGAAATAAGCGCCTGGTTTCATTTTCTTAAACAATAATTTTGATAAATTTAAATAATAATCGTACAAGTCTTTCACTTGTTTTTTGTCAAATTTCATTCCTTTTGGTAAATGTTTGACATGGCTATTTTTTTTATCATTGTTGACAGCGGTCGAAGACCATTCATTATCCAACTTATCTATAAAATAAGGAGGGTCTGTAATTACACAATCAATGCTATTGTCATCCAATTTTTCTATTTCTGACATGCAATCGGCGTTTAATATATGAATTGTATTATCATTTAAATATGTTTCTGTTTCGTCGCTTGTTTTTGACTCCATTGTTTTAGTTGACATCTTTATTACTATTTATATCAGTTCTATTAATGCAATCAATTTTTAATTTATTTACGGTGAGGGTATAATATTTTCCAATAATTTGCGATTCATTTGGCGTAATTTAATGGAAATCGTGTTAATATGTTCGAGTTTCTCTCTACACTCTGAAAATTGTTTGATTTCATCTACCATTTGAAATACTGTTTTGTCTAACTCTTCGTTTAATTCGTCTATCCCATCGCGTAACTTGGCACAAGTATTACATATATAATTGACTACTTTAACATTAATACATGAGCATTGATGACATGTATTATCATAATATTGGCTATCGTGGCAATTTATACAATATTCACATTGAATCACCAGATTGGTTATACTTGTTTTTTTTTCACAAGCACAATCACCCACATAAAACTTGGAATTGCTTTGATTATTCATTTTGTTTTCAATTTGATATAATACACATTCAATAGAACCGAATGAATTCAATTTTTAAAAATATAATCCTTTTCATTCATTTTTATTATTATTTGGTATACAAACAATATAAAAATATTTTTATATTTAAAGCATAATGCCAAATGACTGTTCAAATCGTCTAACAATTACCTCTACTTGTGAAACTGATATTGTAAATATTTTACAAGATTTTTCTAATAAAATACCAAATCTGAATGTAATACAATCTAATAAATTAGGAGTAAGGCTCGATTTTATAACTGCTTGGAAACCAGATATCCAATTTATTGATGCGATTGTGAATAAATATCCATTATCTTGGATAAAAAACGAATGGATTTCTGAAGATGGTAAAGCTGGTCTGTGGGTCGGTAACGCAAATAATATTAAATATATGGATTGGGATGACCTTTCCATTGAAGATATAGATTATCATTTTCATAAATAATTTGTTCAAACAATAAAATACGAATTTTTATTGTTTGAAAAGAACATTTGGTTTTTACCATTAACAAGTGAGTAATTGTTGTTTCATATCCTCGTCCAGATAGGTTGTGTCGGTCACTGCCTTGAGTATTTTAGATAGTTCTTTTTTATTCTCTTCGACTGATGTAAAGAGATTAAATAGGATATTGGTGAAATCTGTTTGTAGATTTTCTACCGTTTTGAAATTTGGGTTTTCTTCTTGCCATAATTTTACCATGGTTCTCTGAAGCTT